CTACAGGTGCAGTTTCATGCTCTGCAACAGTTTCAGCAGATGCAGATGTTATTAGATACGCTTCAGGCTCGATTACAGCCTCAGCAAGCGTTTCAGCGAGTGCAATTAGGGTAAGGACTAGCACAGGCTCAGTAAACTCAACAGCGACTGTTTTAGCAAGCGCATATAGAGATAGATTTGGTGCTGGTTCAGTAACTTCTACAGCTACTGTTACTGCTAATGGTGCTAGGGTACTTATATCATCTGCTGATATATCTAGCTCTGCTACTGTATCTAGTGACTCAATTAGAGTAAGAACTTCTACTGGAGCAATTAATGGACTATCAACAGTTACAGCATTGGGTGGAGTTGAATACTCAGGCTATGCAACGATTGAATGTGTTTCGACAGTATCAGCTACAGCAAACGCAGTATTTTCTGCAACAGGCTCAATTGCTAACTCAGCTACTGTTAGTTGTGTAGGTAGAATCCTAGGCGATAACTGGAGCTTAGATGCTATTGGCTCAGAGTCTTGGACTCCTGAAACTCCAGAGACACCTAATTGGCAAGATGTAACTGCAAGCAACGAATCATGGACAGATGTATCAGTTAGCCCTGCTGTGTGGGCTTCTGTATCTAATGGCACAGAACAATGGGTAAATAAATGAATCAAAGAATAACTTTTGGCGAGTGGCTTCCAGACCAGCCTTCTATGACAGGTGCTTTAGTTAAGGCGAATAATGTCTACTCTAGAGCTATTGGCTATGGCGCTATTCCATCTGCTGCTGATTATTCTGGTGATGCATCTGAAGATTTAAATAATGTGGTAGCTGGTAGAAACCCTGATGGCTCTACAGCTATCTTTGCAGGTAGCACTACAAACCTATACAAGCTAGATTCTAGCGATATGTCTTTAGATGATGTATCAGGTTCAACTTATGCGACTCCTAGTGGTCAAAGATGGAGATTTACTCAATTTGGTCACAGATTGATTGCTGCTAATGGATTTGATAAGTTGCAAGGATGGTTATTAGGTACTGATACAGCATGGTCTGATTTAGATACTGATGCTCCAAAAGCTCGTTATGTCACAGTAGTTCGTGATTTTGTAGTATCTGGCTATGTTAATGACTCAGGATATTCTGCAAGAGTTCAATGGTCTGCTCTGAATGATGAGACAAGTTGGACTCCTTCAGCAACAACTCAGTCTGACTATCAAGATATTCCTGATGGTGGCTCAGTAGTCGGTGTTACAGGCGGAGAATTTGGTCTAGTATTTATGGATAGGTCAATTCATAGAATGTCTTATGTTGGCAGTCCATTAGTATTCCAATTTGACAATATTTCTAGAAATCTAGGCTGTTACGAAGCTAATTCGATTATTCAGTATCAGGGAGTGTCATTCTTCCTATCTGATGACGGATTCTATGCTTGTGATGGTCAAAATATTATTCCTATCGGTAATGAGAAGGTTAATAGATACTTCTACAATGATGTAGACGAGGTTTATCTAGCCAATATGTCGGCTGCTATTGACCCATTTAGAAACCTAGTTATTTGGGCTTATGCTTCTAAAGGTCAAGGCGGTAATGTCAATAAGTTACTTATTTATAACTTTGAGACTAAAAAGTGGTCATCTGGCTCTACTGATGTAGACAGGGTAGCTGATGCTTCGACTCCTTCTGTTAGTTTAGAGGGCTTAGATGCTTTTTCTGCAAGTATTGATGCCTTGCCTACAAGCCTAGATTCTCGTCAATGGGTAGGCGGTAAGATGATGTTAGCAGGTGTAAGAGGAGCTAAAATCATTACATTTACAGGCGCAAATTCTACTGCTACAATTCAGACAGGAGACTTGTCGGCTGAAAATCGTAAAACTGCCGTCACTTTAGTCCAACCTATTGTAGACAATGGTTCTGCTAGCGTGGCTATTTCTTCTAGAAACCTACTGACAGAACAAGTAACTTTTGGCACAGCAACTGCTGCGGATTCAGAGAATAGGGTTTCAATTAGAAGCATGGGAAGATACCACCAACTAGAATTTACTCCGTCAGGCGATAACTGGAAAACAGCTATCGGTGCTGATGTTGAGCTTGTTCCTATGGGTGGCAGATAATGTTTCGAGTGCTTCCGCCTTTTGGTGGAGACCCTAGGGGTGTCGCTGAAGTAGTCAATGGCATTATGAATGGCAAGACCAACAATACTGGTACTGTAACATTGGCTACAGGTGGTGCGACAAGCACGACTATTACAGATGCTCGTATTGGTGTAGATTCAGTAATATTATTATGCCCTACAAGTGCTGTAAGTGCAGCTTATCAGTTTCCTCATGGCTCGTTTCAGGATACAACAAATCAAACCATAAGTAGCACAACAACTGCTTATGCAATGACATTTAACACTACAGATTTTGCTGAGTTTGTATCTGTTGCAAGTAATTCTAGAATTACTGTGCAGAAGTCTGGTGTTTATGATTTACAGTTTAGCAGTCAATTTGTAAATACAGATAGCGCAATTCAAGATATTGATATTTGGATTAGAAAGAATGGTACAGACATTCCTTTATCTAGAGGCTCAATTTCTATACCAAACAGACATGGTTCTGTAGATGGAAGAATCTTGCCATCATGGAACTATTTGCTTCAGTTAGCAGCAAACGATTATGTTGAGATTATGTGGTCAGCAACAAGCACAACTGTTTCAATGACAACAATCCCAACTGATGTAAGTCCAACAAGACCAGCAGCGGCTTCAGTTATTGCAACAGTAAACCATGTGTCTTGTGATGGATTTACAAGTAATTTGTTTACATTACCTTTTATTAGTTCAGTAACTAACGGAAGCGCAGTAATTTCTCATCCTGCTAATTCAATTGCAGGTAAAACTTTTGATTATATAGTAGTAGGATAAAGAGGAAAATATCATGGCAGTTCAATCAACTACATCAACATCAAGCATTGACCCAGCGTTATTGCCTTATTTACAAACAGGCTTAGAAAGAGCAAAGAGCCTATTTTTGACAGGCAAGCAACCTGAGTTTTTTTCTGGTCAAACTTATGTTAGTCCATCAGCTCAGACATTACAGGCTTTGCAACAGCAAGAAAAAATTGCAGGTCAAACAAGCCCTGTATTGCAACAAGCTCAACAGGCTTATATGGGTGCTTTAGGCGCTACATCTACTGCTAGTCCTTTGTATCAACAAATTTATGGCGCAGCTCAAAAGCCTATGGCTGGCGCTGATGTTTATAGTCAAGCTGCTAGAGGACAATTCACAAGCCCTGCTACTTCTGAGCTTGCTAACTTATATGCAAGAGCTGGACAAGTTCAAACTCCATCTGTTATCAGTCAAGCTGCTGGTGGTCAATTAGGAAATCTTGCTACAAGTCAATTACAAAATATTGCAGGTGGTTCATTCCTTCAAGGAAGTCCATACCAACAAGCTGCTATGCAAGCTGCTACTCGCCCATTAGAACAACAGTTTTCTCAGCAAACTCTACCAAGCATTGCTAGTCTTTATTCTAAGTCTGGTAGATATGGTTCTGGTGCTATGCAAAATGCTTTAGGTCAAGCTACAGAAGCTCAGGCTCGTGCATTAGGTGATATTACTTCTGGCATGGCTAATCAACAGTATATGGCTGAAAGACAGCTACAGCAGTCTGCATTAGGTCAATTGGCTGGAGTTTCAGCACAAGACATTCAAACAAGACTTGGTGCTGCTCAAGCTCTACAAGAAGCTCAAAGAACAGGTATTGCTCAACAAGCTGGTTTAGCAGGACAACAAGCAGCTTTATCTCAGCAAGATATTGCTAATCGTATGGCTGGTGCAGCAGGTTTAGGAGGGTTACAGCAAGCTCAACTAGGAACTCAGTTACAAGCTGCTGGTGGTTTAGCTCAAACTCAAGCAAGCGATTTAGCTCGTCAATTACAGGCTTCTGCTGCTGCTCCTAGCATTTATGCACAGCAATACTTACCTGCTCAACAATTGGCTCAAGTTGGCGCTGCAAGAGAGCAAATTGCAGCTCAACCATTGCAAGAGCAGATGGCTCGCTATCAGTTCCAACAACAGTTACCATATCAACAGCTATCAGGCTACTTATCAAGTGTTTATGGTTCTCCTATGGGTTCTTATGGAACTCAAACTCAATCTACTTCTATGCCTAGCAACCCATTTATTAATACTGCTGCTGGTGCTGGTTTAGGTTATTTAGGTGGTCAGGCTCTAGGTTCATTCTTAGGTGGCACACCATTTAGCTTAACTTCTCCTAGTGGATATGGTATTGCTGGCGGTGCATTAGGCGGATTATTAGGATTCCTATAATGAATACAGAAATCAAACAAATAGCTGGTCTATTACAGAGTTATGGTAATAATGGCGATACTGTATTAGCTCATATTACACCTGAAGAAGCACAGCTTTTAAAAGATTTAGGTGGCGCAGGAACTATTAATCCAGATACAGGTCTAATTGAATTTGGTATTGGTAGTTTTTTTAGTGGCATTGTAAATACAGTAGGTGATGTTTTAGGTGGTGCTAAAGATGTTGTTTCTTCTTTTGTAGATAATCCAGTAAAGTTTGCTGGTAATATCGCAAAAAGTATTATGAACGACCCTCTTAAAGCATTAGCTACTGGCGCTGTTTCATATTTTGGACTTCCTGCTTTATCAAGTGCATTAGGCGCTGGAAGCATTGGTACAAGTGCATTAGCAGATGCAGCATTTATTGCTGATGATGTGGCAAGTCTAGCTGCTCAAGGTATTTCTCCTGCACAGATGACTCAAATTCTAGAAGCAAGCGGTGTAGGCTCAATGGCTGCTGCTGATGCTGCTGCATTAGCTTCTGCTGGTCTTAGCACTTCTGATATTGCTGCTAACTTAGCTCAATATGGCACAGGCGGATTATTTGCAGAAAAAGCATTAACACAAGCTGGGTTAGGAGATTTAGTTGGTAATGTTGGTAATGCTTTTAAAGCAGCTCAGATTGGAAGTGCTTTATTAGGAAATCAAGGTTTAGCTGGTGGTATTAACCCATTGATGAGTGGAGCATCTCAACAGCGTAAAGGAATGGTAGATTATTCTCCAACTTTAAGTTTGTTAGGGCAGCAAAGAGTATCAACTCCAAATGTATCTTCATTATTAGGATAATAAAATGGCACTATTAGACACAAACCCATTAGCTCAGTTGTTTGGACAAGAGCAATATGGACAGATGAGAAATGAAGCTCTTAACATGGGTGCTTTAAATGCTATTGCTCAACTATTAGCTGCTTCTGGTCCACAAGCAAGACCTGTAGGAACTGGTCAGGCAATTGGTCAGGCTCTTTTAGGTGGATACCAAGGCTATCAGTCAAGCATGGATAAGACTCTTGGAGATATGCTAAAAGCAACACAAATTCAAGATATGATTCGTAAACAACAAGAATCTCAACAAATTAAACAAGTTTTAGCTAGTGCTGCAACTCCTCAATATACATACGGAGCTGGAGAAGAAGGACCAACAAAAACAATGACTGGAATGAGCTATGACATGAAGTCAGTTATTCCTACTCTACAAGCTCTTGGTAGATTTGACTTAATTAAAGATATTTCTCAAAGTCAGCAAGAACTTCGTAAATCAGGAATTATGGCTGAAGGAATGGAAACTCCTAGCCCATTCGCTCCTTATGTTAATGCTACAAATCCTGCTGTAAGACAATTAGCTTCTCAATTAGAGGCTGGTTTTAAGAAAGGTGTTATTGATGAAGAAACAGCATATAAGCGCTTAGAGCCATTAGCTAAGATGGAAGAAAGCTATGTTGAAAGAAGCACTAAAGCTGCTGAAGGTAAGAAGCCATCAGAAGGAGAAAGAAATGCTGCTGGTTTTGCGCAGCGTATGGAGTTCTCAGAGCAAAAACTTAAAGAAATTGAAAATGCTGTTGCAAGAGATAAGTTAGCTGGAAAAGATGTTGGAGACCCTTATGCTACTGCAAGAACTCAATTCTTAGGTGGAGTTCCTTTAGTTGGTGATTATTTACAGACAAAAGGTTCATCAACACAGCAAAATCTTTATAGACAAGCTCAAGAAAATTGGGTTCGTGCTAACTTGCGTAAAGAATCTGGTGCAGCAATTGGTAAAGAAGAAATGGAAAGAGAAATTGCTACATATTTCCCAACAGCAGGTGAAGCTAATAATCCACAGATTGTTGCTCAAAAAGCACTAGCAAGACAGGTTACAATGGACTCTATGAGAAAGGCTGCTGGAAATGCTTATGAGCCTTTTGATATGCGTAGATTTATGAAAGACAATGGTCTAGAAAGAAGATAATATGGCTGACTACAAGAATTTTGAAAGAATCATTAGGAATGTAGATAAGCTAAATTCTAGAGCTTTG